AGCCAGGATTGATTGACAATCTTGAGCAAATTGCTGTAGAGATTGAAGATTTAGTTGGCCGCTTGCCCGAGGAATCTGAAGAAGAAGGTGGAATCAGTGTGGGTGATCTTGATGAGCAAGGTGTCTCAGAAGGCCTGGAAAGTTTAGAATCCCTGATAGGCAAGCGAGTGTATGTCAAGAGCGTGGGCGAGATGGGCACAGTGTCAGATGTTTCAGCGGGACACAGAAATAGCCTGATAGTCGACTTGGACAACGGCGATCGGGAAATAGCACACTTCACAGACTTGTCTCAGGAGCAACCTGGCATGATGCGTAGAATGATGGACAAGATCAAATCGCCTGTGGCTGCTACAGCACCGTTAAAGGAAAGCACAGAAGCCAACAACTCAGACGCCGATGTCGCAGAACTGAGACGACTGGCAGGTTTGAAGTAATCCCAGCAGCAGTTTTATCAAAAAGGCACTTTTCGGTGCCTTTTTGTTTGACTACATAAATAATAATAGCGTATTATGTCAGAGTGCAGAATACGTTTAGGCACATACTTTATGGCACATTTATCAAGGAGAAAACATCATGGCCACATCACTAGCAGAAATTCGCGCAAAACTACAAGCGCAAGAAACCCGTAGTACCGGCAACAGTTCATCAGGCGGCGACAACGCCATTTACGCACACTGGAACATTGCCGAAGGCACCAACGCTCGAGTCCGCTTCCTGCCCGACGCAGACCCCAAGAACACATTCTTCTGGGTTGAACGAGCAATGATCAATCTACCATTTGCTGGAGTCAAAGGTCAACCCGATAGCAAGCCAGTGACTGTGCAGGTGCCCTGTGTGGAAATGTGGGGTGAGGCCTGTCCAATTCTGGCAGAAGTCCGCACCTGGTTCAAGGACCCCAGCCTGGAAGACATGGGCCGCAAGTACTGGAAGAAGAAGTCCTATTTGTTCCAGGGCTTTGTGCGTGAAAATCCCATGAAGGAAGATGAAACACCCACCAATCCAATTCGTCGTTTCATCATCAGCCCTCAGATTTTTAATCTGGTCAAGGCAGCATTGCTGGATCCCGAACTGGAAAATCTGCCCATTGATTATCAGGGCGGTCTGGACTTTGTCATCACCAAGACCAGCAAGGGTGGCTATGCAGACTACAACACCAGCAAGTGGGCTCGCAAGGAGTCAGCACTGACTGCTGATGAAGCAGCGGCCGTTGAGCAGTATGGCCTGTATAATCTGGCTGACTTCCTGCCCAAGAAGCCATCAGATGTTGAGCTCAAGGTCATCAAGGAAATGTTTGAGGCCAGCGTGGATGGTCAGGCCTATGATGCCGATCGTTGGGGTGCCTATTACAAGCCTCGTGGTGTGACTGTGGCCAGTAATGCAGCATCCGCACCTGCAGCCGCCACCGTTTCAGGGCCAGCAGAGGTGGCGGATGAAGACATCGCTGAACCCGTCAAGACTGCCGCAACAGCCACATCGCCAGTGACCACTCCCAACAATGGCGGTCAACGTGCAGAAGACATTCTGGCAATGATCCGCAATCGTCAGAAGTCTGCGTAACAGATATTTGATAAGGGGAATTGAATTCCCCTTTATAAATTTTTATGATTATTTCAAATAATGGTGTTCATGTTTTTATATTTGTTGCTGCAGAATATTTAGATCTGCTTGATAGGTGTTTGAATTCAATCCGTGACTATGTTATCGACGATATTGCTTCAGTAAATATAGTAACAAATACATCTATAGTTCGAGATGATTGCACTGTTATTAAAGATCGAGATTTCTGGAGATTAATAGATCCTGATTTTAAGTTTCGAAAATTATACAATCATAATTGGTACAAACAACAATTTTTTAAATTGTCAGTCGACAAATACATAAGCGGCAATGCATTAATAATTGATGCAGAAGTAGTATTTACTGGGCATACACAATTCATACACAACGGAAAAGTTGATATCTATGTTGATGGATTTTTTTATACTCAAAGTGATCTGAAATTTTCTGAATCTTTTAAAAACTTTAATAAAACAGTTTTAGATATTGATATGCAATGTTCTGCTTCTTTTGTAACAGAGGCTATGATTTTTTCCACTGAGGTTTTAAAGAATATAAGAAAAAACATAGAAATTAAACACAAAAAAGCATGGCTTGAAGTAATGTCAGATTTTTTATTAGTGGGAATTGAAAAAAATGATGATTATACTCTGTCTGAGTATGAACTTTATGGAAATTACTTTCTAATCAATCATAAAAACTTATTAAACAGAATTGTGCATGTATCTCCCCAAAATTTTATTACCAAAAGAAATGATAAAATAACAAGTAATAACGGTGGAAAAACTAAATGGTTAACATTTTACGAACAAATTCGAGGGCCTGAATGGCCTGATTGTGACAATGAACAAGATTTTGTTAGTTTACCAGAAAAGATTCAAAAAGAATGTATAGATCAATTTGGGTATAATCCAGATCTACATGGTGGGGAACCTAATCAAATTGATTGATTTTAACTCTGATAATCTAATTACTATATGGCATCCCATGTTTGCTGGGGGGAAGTTTATAATGAACTGTCTTTCGCTAAGTAAGCATTGCTCGATTTTAGATTCAGAGGCAACCGAGTATTTGTTGGGAAGTCCTGACGATTATGAGTATAGATTATCTAAGATTTTACAAACATTGCCACCCAAAGATAAAATGATAATGTGGCAACATCATTATGAGTTTCGCTCATATAAATTTTATGATTATCATGGTACGGATGAAGATACCAGAAATCAAATTGAATTATTGGTATTTGAGGAATTATTTAAAGGTAATATAGATTATAGTAATAACGTTGTTGCTTCTCGAATTTCTAGATTAATAAATGCAAAAATGAATTTTTTTGCCGAAGCCAGGGTGTCAACTACTAATAGTAAAACTCTTGAGCGATATCTAGACATCTGGCCAAATTCTAAAATTGTACAATTAATTAATTTTGAAAAATTTCGGCTCATCGCAAAGACATTAAAAACTTTGAATTTCAATTCTTCATTACCTGCATTCCACGATCTTGGTAATGAATGCAAAGAAAAATATGATTTAATAAAAGGCGCTGAGTGGCCCGATTGGGGAATATTTGAGAAATACAATTATAATATTGACAAAGTTTCTAAGTATGTTACCATTACTGATGATGCAAAAAATGACATAAAACAGTATTATTCCTGGCACAAATGTAATGCACAAATTTTCAATATAGATGTTGACGGCACATATTTTAATAAAGAAAAATTTTTTTTACAGATGAAAGAATTATACAATTGGCTAGGCTACGATGATTTCAATGAAGAATTGTTATCAATATATTATACAGCGTATATGAAACTACATAAATTAGATTAACTCGGGGAAATTATTATGGCTAAGCCTTTTGACATTTCAAAATTTCGTAAAAGTATTACCAAAAGTATCGACGGCCTGGGCATTGGATTTAACGATCCCACTGACTGGATTAGTACAGGCAACTACACATTGAATTATCTGCTCAGCGGTGACTTCCACAAGGGTGTGCCCCTGGGCAAGGTCACTGTTTTTGCTGGAGAATCAGGTGCAGGCAAGAGTTATATCTGCTCGGGTAACCTGATCCGCAATGCACAACAACAGGACATCTATTGTATTCTGATTGACACAGAAAATGCTCTGGATGAAGACTGGCTACGTGCCCTGGGTGTTGACACCAGTGAAGATCGACTGTTGAAACTCAACGTGGCCATGATTGACGACGTGGCCAAGATCATCAATGACTTTGTCAAAGAGTATCGACTGCTGCCACTGGAAGAGCGCCCCAAGGTCCTGTTTATTCTGGACAGTCTGGGCATGATGCTGACCCCCACTGATGTCAATCAATTTGAATCTGGTGATCTCAAGGGTGACATGGGTCGCAAGCCCAAGGCTTTGACTGCCCTGGTCAGAAACTGTGTCAACATGTTTGGCAGTCTGAACATTGGTCTGGTGGCAACCAACCACACCTACGCAAGCCAGGACATGTTTGATCCCGATGACAAGATTTCAGGTGGTCAGGGTTTTATCTATGCTTCAAGTATTGTGGTGGCCATGCGCAAGCTCAAACTCAAAGAAGATGAAGATGGCAACAAGACTTCCGAAGTAAATGGTATCCGCGCCAGTTGCAAGATTATGAAAACTCGGTATGCCAAACCTTTTGAATCAGTTCAAGTCAAGATCCCTTATGAAACTGGCATGAACCCCTACAGTGGGTTGACTGACATGCTGGAAGCCAAGTCCCTGTTGGTCAAGGAAGGCAATCGACTGATGTATCGGACATCGGATGGCACGGAAATCAAGCAGTTCCGCAAAGAATGGGAATCCAATGAAGGTGGTTGCCTGGACGTGGTGATGAAAGAAATCAGTTTGAATCTCAATTCACTAAGTAAGAGTACTTCCCAGGTGGAAGAATCAGGAGATACAGAAACATGAGTTTAGAAGTTGATGTTATTGGCGAGATGTGGTTGACATGTAAGGAATACATTGCTGGCAAGGATCGACAAGCTGCAGCTGACCATGTAATCAGTGTCATTGCTGATCATGATGTCACTGAGCATGATCTACGTGCTCTGGCCGGTGTTGACAGTTGGTTGGAACGAGCGGTGAACGAGTACATGGGGGACGAAGAATTTATCGACGACGGTGATGACGAAGACGAGAATTATTAATGGTAATTTTTTCGCAATAACAAATGCTTTGAGATACCCCCAAAATGACATCGAACAGTCGATATTTTCCCATTAAAACAAAAACGGCATGTCAGCTCAAATGGGCCTGGTCAACAGTATATTTAACCCAGGCCATGACTAATTCCTGTCATAGGGTGGATCCAGATATTTTTGATATAACCACTTTCAATTTTCACAATACTCCTGAAAAAATTAATCAACGAGAAATCATGCTCAATGGCGAATGGCCAGGGGATGGTAGTTTTAAATTTGGAACCACAACCTGTTCTAGTTACTGTGGAAAACTTGAAAGCACTGGCAAAGGAATAAGTGACCGACAGTTTTTTTCAAGAATTCCCAACCTCAGCCCTCCGGAATTGGAAGTAACTCCGTTTGCCACAGCGGTTCAGCCAACCATACTTGAGGTTGTCATGGACAATGTTTGCAATTTGGGGTGCATTTACTGTATGCCTGATCTTAGTAGTCGGTTAGACACTGAAATGAAGAGATATGGTAAATTTGAAAAAAACGGAATAGTATTGGAATCTACCTTCCAGAAAAGGCACGATTTTGATGAAATTCAAAAAAAATTTTGGGAATGGATGGCGGGCAATGCTGATAAATTGGAAAGATTTCAGTTACTAGGTGGGGAGCCCTTCCATCAAAAGCAGTTTGAACTATTTTTCGATTTTTTTGAAAAAAATCCTTGCCCAAGTCTTGAGTTTAATATTGTTACAAATTTAATGATTAGTAAACCAAGACTTATTTTTTATATGCAGAAATTTAAAGATTTAATCATTAGGAAAAAAATTAAAAGATTGGACATTACGGCCAGTATTGATTGTTGGGGGCCCCAACAAGAGTATGTAAGACACGGGCTAAATTTGAGATCATGGCATGATAATTTTGAGTTTTTACTTTCAGAAAAATGGATTAAATTGAACATTAACAGTACTATTTCAGTATTGACCATAAAAACACACGCATTACTTCTAGAAAAGTTTAATCAATGGAACAAAATACGTAAAATTGAGCATTACTTTGGTACCGTCTTCCGACCAACATATCTGGCACCGGAAATCCTGGGGCCTGATGAATTTCAAGAAGACTTTAATAAAATTAAAATCCTACTAGAAAATAATCAAAAAGATTTTCGTGGAGATCTTGCTTTCCAACAAATGGAAGGTATTATCTCAGTTATTGAAGATTCTCCCATTAATAAAGAAGAAATTAGTAAATTAATTACATTTTTAAACGAAAATGACAGACGTAGAAACAGTGATTGGCGCAAGTTGTTTCCATGGTTAGAAAAATATGTGGTATAGTCGTGTTGTGGCCAACCTGGCGGCCATTCCTGATTTTATTCAGTATTATGAACAGGAATTGGATGCTGCCAAACGGGAAGTTTCAGTCTACGGCAACATTGAAAAAAGCCTGGCCAATCTGCCAGGTCTGACCGAGCACCGCTTTAATCAACTACAGGAAATTGAAGCGGTGCTGAATTATCTCAACATCCAACTACGCAAGATACGACGCAAGCACTTCCAAAAATATTTGGAAGGCTATAATCGTGCATTGACCAGCAGAGATGCTGAGAAATATGTGGACGGTGAAGATGAAGTCATTGACTTTGAGACCATCATCAATGAAGTAGCATTACTTCGCAACAAGTGGTTGGGAGTAATGAAGGGCCTGGAAAGTAAAAATTTCATGTTAGGTCATATAACCCGATTAAGAACAGCGGGCATGGAGGATTCCACAATTGGATAATCACAGACATAGTCAACATATTTTAAATCAACTCTACGAGTACGACAGTTTCCTGGATAGTCTGCGAAATGTTGCAGACATGGGCTGCGGTACCGGTCAAGATATCGCCTGGTGGGCCACGCTCGCAACTCGAGATGACCCACCAGTGCCACACAACTACAACTGTTTTGCGGTTGATGTTGATGCCAGGAAACTTGCTCTGGTGCCTGAATTGCCCAACATCACCAAGATAAATCGAGACTTTTCAGAACCACAACTTTTTCCTGTGGAAATTGATCTAATGTGGGCACACGATAGTTTGCAGTACAGTACCAATCCATTGGAAACACTGCGTGTCTGGAACGAGCAGATGAATGTTAATGGCATGCTGGTGATTACTGTGCCGCAGCACAGCGGGGTGGAATACAACCGATACTACAGCACCACACACAGTGGGTGTTATTTTCATTACACTCCCACCAATCTAATTTATATGCTGGCCGTCAATGGGTTTGATTGCAAAGATGCATATCTGTTAAAAAAGTATAATGATACCTGGATTCACATGGCAGTGTATAAGTCAGAAATTCCTCCCATGGATCCCAGTAAAACTTCACTGGCAGACCTGATAGATCAGGGGCTGCTAAATCCCACCGTGGTGGAATCCATCAACAGGAATAACTTTATTCGTCAGGAAGAAATTCTGTATCCCTGGTTGGATCGAGAAAATTATTTTGTTGATTATGTCATGCCAGCCACTGAAATTCCCACTGAAGCTGGGCTACCAGTTGATGCTGGGGTATTTAATGAAGTTAAAAAATCACGCAAGCGTAGTGTCAAGCAAGCCACCAAGAAGGTGTCAGGGGTTGGTCTGGAACCAGTTGGTGCACGTCAGCCCCCCAAAAAGAATCAGGACGACTCTGAATAAATAACTGATCATGCGCGAATTGATTGAAATTTTAACTGAAAGTGTTGGGTTAAGCAACAGAACTCCTGGTGAGCAGTTTG